GTTTCGCCTACTCCTACACAGGAGGCAACACCAGCGGCAATCCAGCTACAGTCGTCATCTTTTCGATCATCAACGCGTGTCTCCTCACCGCCGCCTACTTCGCAATCAAGTCACAGCACACTGGAGAATTCCCGACAAGCGTCGATTCTCACTTCATCGTCTATGGAGATGACAATCTCATTGCCCTCTCTAAGGAAGATGAGGAGATAATCGATCAACAGACTCTCACCAACTACTTCGCCGATTGCAACATCAAGTACACGAACGCCCAGAAGAATGATCGAGTCGTGCAGTTCGAGACTCTTGAGACTGCTACCTTCCTCAAGAGAAACTTCGTACCGTACAAGACTGGAGGAATCGCTGCGCCAATCGCCATCGAGTCCATCCTCAACCCTCTCTTCTTCTTCCAACGTTCTGCTACATCGTACATCGGCAAGGACAGACCGAACATGACTATCGACGAGATTGTATCCCAATGCTGGGGTAGCCAGTGTCGAGAACTCTTTCTCCACGGCCACCGCACGTTCGCCTACTACACGGACATCATGCGTACCGCAGCACAGCGCGCCGAGATGCGCGTCCGACTGCCTTCCTACGATGAAGTCTCACGTCAGATGAACGAGCTCAAATGCAATCCCGTCGACTCATGGGTCGATCACGATCAAGCCGTCCGCTTCGCCAACAACATTCGTGCCGAGATTCGCGAACGCGACGTTCGCACTCTCAAGAGAGAAATCGAGGAGTACGATGATGGAGAATACCACGATCTTCCCATCGAACTTCGTAGAGATCCCGCCTCCTACGAAGACTACTCCCTCGCCTACTTCTCCACGAAGTATCCTTGGTGAACAAAGGACACACGCCACTAAAACCCGCCCCTGGATCTTTTATCCTTGTATTGTTTCGCGTACAAACTGTTTTGCCATTGCCTACAATATGACTTTCTAAAAGTTTCTTCTGCCTCACTTTAGTAACGTTTTCACTTGTTTCCCCTTGCCTAGTGATCTGATCGCGACTACGCGCACAACCAACGATTCTTTCATGTAAAGTCCCAGAATCGTGTCTGCGCTAGGC